GGTTCATCTGGGCGTATTTGTGACAACCTGCCCACAACAGCACGCAAAAAATTAAGCCATTGTTCTTCTGACAAATGCTGCAAATCCGTTTGCTGAATTGACTCTAAAAATTGACCGCCTGCTTTGCCTGCATCTAGTAACATTTTATCTTCACTTGAATCCCAATCCATATCTTTTCCCCATTCTTGCCATTTTTTCATATGTTCCATTGAGCAAAACCACATGTGAGGTCCAATCACATCTTTAAACATGAACCCTCGCTGACCCCTAAAACAAAGGCAGCAAACGCCCCTCATGGGTCTAGCGCCTGATATGTCACGATAAAACTTTTACACTTCGGGCATCGGTAGTTTGACTCTTTAAATCCGTTACCATCAGCATCACTTTCAAAGTTTTGCTCTAGGCTCTCAATCATTTTTGAATTACAAAAAACACAAATCATTCAATCTCTCTCAATTTAACCAATGTCACATTTTTTTCTTCAAAGAAGGGATCAAGTCTTTCGCCAAATTCTTCAATAGCTTCTTTTTTTAAAAACCTTTTATGCTTTCGATAGTCACAGTAAGCCTCAAAGAAAGCTCCTTCGACCTTCCCCGCTTCCCGCACTTCTGCAGCAAGCTCAGATTCTTGCTCTTGCAATTCTTTGATTTGCACACGCACCGCCCTCAAGCGATCAGGCAACGGTAGGTTTGTTTTCTCCCGCATCAGCCCACGTTTCTCCATTTTTTAAAGTGTAAAAAATCATGTTTTTTGCATCATCAACACGCAACATTGACCCATCCACAAAAGTAGGTTTAAAGCGTTGATCCAAACAGCCAGACTCTTGCGCCTCTCGATCCAATGGCACATTAAAACGCTGGCACTCCCAAGCACCATTTTGAACAGGCTTAGAATAGACACACGTTCTGCAATTTCTTTCAGGCAAAAGCATGTCATGGCATAAGTCTTGAAACCCACACCATCGACATTTCCAAAAATCTTTATGTTCAGATATTCGACTAGGCAAAATTTCTCCATGAAAAATAATTTGCCTCGCACGTTCTGCATAAAATTCTGCAAGCTCACGATCAAATTCTGTGCGCATTGCCAGCCAATCACGCCCCCCTGCTGTAGCCACAACGCAGTAATGTCGCGTCATGCCCCGATACAACATATACATTTGCGCTTGTGCAAAATATGTTTCATTCCATTGCCGCAATGCTGCCTTCTCACCATTCTTTGCAATTATTTTTTTAACCTCTTTGAAACTCCTTTCATTGATACACTTCACCTCTCCAACATGTGGCGTTTTTGGTGATTGCAACAAACCAAACACTTCAAAATCTAAATGCCCTAAAGCATGTCCATCAAAATCTGATACCTCTATCTGTTTTCCTGTTTCGGGATCACGATCTATGATTGTCAATCCATCAACTTGCCTAAGTCTTTCGATGACTAGTTCTTCAGTTCTAAATCCATCAGCAATATTTTTTAAAGCGCTTGCTTTCATTCCATCTTCTGAAACACCATAAAATCTGTAATACGTTTTTCGTGGGCAATCTCCAATCCCAGAAAATCCAAGATAGCCTCTGCGCTCACGCCCAGACTCACGCTCCTCAAGGGCTGCATCAGCAGCCTCTAAAGTTGGGCAATAGTTGAGTTCAATCACTGTCATTTTTTACAATCCTTAATTTATAGTCTAAGGCATTTAAAACAGCTTCCAGGTTTTGAATGACAGGGGTAGATCGAGTTTGCCAGTAGTAAAATATGTTCGGATTTAAACCACTTCTAGCTGCCAAATCGTATTTTGAAATACCTTGATCCTGTGCAATGTCTAAAGTCTGTTTGACCAATGGGTGCATTTTTACCTCTTAAAAAAAGGGGGGGATGCTGGAGCCACACATCCCCCCGCGCTTGTTCATCTGGGAGGGAGTAAACAAGCGCACCCCCGCTACGCCCAAGGTGGAGTGGTTGCGGCTGCGGGTTGTCCTGGGTTTATTGCTGCTGAAGGTGAGTCTGTAACGCTCGAATACATCACCACATTATTCTTAGCTGAATATTGACCATTGGCAGGTTCAATTCCAAGTTTGACCTGGACTCTTTTCAAATAGAGTTCGTCTGTATCACCAACTTTTTTCATGCCAAGAGCAAAAGCCAGTTCAGCAAAGCGCTCATTAGCTACCTTTTTTGCTTTTGGGCTTGAGTCATACCAAAGAAAAAACCGATCCCAGACCCATCTGTTTTCATCCAGAATTTTCATAGATATTTCAAGATAGTTCTCACCAGCTTTACCTGTCTTAACAACCCCTTCTTGAATTTCAGCAATGTAAGTGCCTTCTGGTAATGGCTTAAAATCATCAGTTGTTTCTTCAAGTTCAACATTCGCGGTATCAAAATCAAGATTTCCCATTTGCTTTACCCTTCTCTGGTGTCATAGCTTTTACAAGTGTTACCCAATCTAACGGTAGTTCTGGTGGAAGCTGGTAGCGACTTTTAGCAATAAAAGCGGGTCTTTCTGATGTGCGCAAAACACGCTCACCAGTGCCGACTGCCCTTGTAATTTTTCTGCCAAAGCCACCATCAATTTGTTTTGTTGATGTGTGATAGGTTGCAAAGCCTATAAGATCGCAAAACTCCTGGCACAAGTTTGAAGCACTCTTGTGAAGTTTGATTTGGTATCTGTCGTAACCTTCAGACTCAGGGTTTTCAAATCGCTTGATCTCACTGTGAGCAATCAGCACACACGCCATCCCATTCGCACGCAAAGTTGTTAAGCCTGCTAAAAACTTGCGCCAAAAATTTAGTGCATACACATAGCCTTTTGCATATCCAATTTGCTCAATGCTGCTAACCTTCTCAGACTTGCATACCTCTGCATGAATAAGAGTTTCAAGCCAATCTAAACTATCTAAAACGACTGTATTGTAATCGTGTTTTTCATTGACAAGCGTGCTAATAGCTTCTTCAACATCTTGAAAACTTTTTGCCAGAGGGAACCTTGCCCCTCCCACAACATCTGCCCCATCCTCAGTCTGAATGAAAATTGGGTTTTTAGCACTGGCAGCAAAGGTTGTTTTCCCAACGCCTGCTGGACCGTAAATCAACACGCGGGGCGGTCCTAATGATTGCCCCTGTATAATTTGACTCAGTTTACTCATAGTTTTCCTCTCAGTAAAATATTATTATTGACATTAATAATTATGTCTTAATTAAACAGGGCTTGTAATCACTCGCAATGCACAACCAATTTTCTGTAATTCTTCATAATTTCCATGAGTGTTTTTTCCCTTAAAACATAAATTCTTTCTGCCCTGTCTTGTCTTATGACTAAAAAATCTGCATCATCTTGATCCAGCGCATTGTAAATGAATTTGAAGCCTGACTTTTTTCGCTTGGCTTCTACTGCAAACCCTTCAATTCTAAGGTCTGCAGCAAAATCATCGCCAAGCTGGTGTTTGTATGCCCCGCTACCAAAAACTCTCTGGGCTTCAAATCCAGCTTTTCGCCAGGCATCAGCAGTCTCAGCCTCTAGTTCATATCCGCGCTGCTTGTTTCTATTTGACATAGTAACAACTTATAGTAATATAATTTTACTTCATATACAGTAATTATTACTATAATTTGAGCATTTTAGGAGGGTAAAATGAGTCAAGCCTTTATCAATCAATCAAATCAGCTATCTAAAATGATGAAAGATTGGGTGTGTTCTGATGATTCTACTTTTGTCTGGAGTCCTGGTGACACGGAATATGACACATTAACACAATACCTTGTTTATTTCACAAAGCTGCAGTCCACAACGCATAATCCAAAAGAAATTAAACAAGTTAAAGCAAGGTGGAGATTTATAGCTTCATGGGCAACCAACCAGTATTATTTTGGAACACAACCTCAACTGCATGGCAGGCTACCCTGGCGTAGCATTTGTGATGCCCTGGTTTGGAACAGCAGAAAAAGAGCTATTGAGGAACATAACATAGATCGCCACATGAGCCTGCCCGAACTTATCAACAGACGCATTTGGGATGCTGGACCAACAGAAAAAACTTTAAGAGAATATGTAGATGAAAGGGTTGAAAAAGGGGTCTATGTGGTTTGTAATTTACAAAGTGATAAAAAAAAGAAATGGGTAAGTTTAAGTGTTTCTGCCATTATAGATTATTGGATATTGGCTATGGGTGGATATCTTGTGCGTGCGAGTTTTAGAGATGGGAGGTATGGCACAAGCCCAAACGACCAAAAAAAATATTGGGTTGAAAAACTAGGGATGACGGGGGAAATTTGGGATTGGGCTATGGAACGAAATTGGGAAGTAATTTAAGTAGTAAAAATTACTATATTTTTTCTGGGAGGAAAAAGAAAAGATGAGGAATAACATAAAGCGCCTGGTGATAGCGCGAGGGTGGACAGTAGCAGAGTTAGCAAGGCGGTTAGAAATGCAGCCACATACGCTTGCTCGATACGCGAGAGGGGATAGTGAACCAAAGATGAATTTAGCAGAGGATATAGCAGAAGTTCTTGAGTGTTCTGTGGAAGAAGTCTTAGGAACTGACAATGTGATTGAGAAAACCCAGATGAACAGGCTGCCTTGTTATTTTACAGATGTAAATAACACGTATGCAGAGGATCAGGAGCCATTAGAATTTTTAGACTTACCTAGTGATTTACAGACAATCAAAAATGTTTATGCGGTGAAAATTGCTGGTGACTCTATGCACCCCAGGTTTTCAAGTGGGGATATTTGCATCGTTCATCCATATGAGCCTGCAAGAATTGGTGATTCTGTAGTGCTTAAAAAGCAATCTGGGAATGCTGTTATAAATTCTGTTGTTGTGAATAAATCAGGTTCAAATAACTTCATTTCAAAACATCGGATCATTAGAGTAATTTATAGGTAATTATTACTATACTTTTAAACTAGTGCTGTTCTCAATATAAATTGCGTAATAATTAGTATATAAAAATTCTCACCTAGTCGTAATAATATATTACGTTAGGAGAGAAACATCATGCAAAAATTAATCATACTTGGAGAGGGTCTAACCCTTTGTGCCTTCTTTGCAGGCATATATGCTTTGCTACATTTAGCATGTGCATTTTCAGATCAATGTTCAAAGACTATGGGGTGGATGTGATGCAAAACAATCATGCTTTGCTATCAGTTAAAGAAGCAGCTATTGAGCTATGGGGCAAATACACCGACAGCACTCGGCACCGCACAATCGCCCTTATCAAAACAAAACAGATTGACTCTGTTCATTTTGGAAAACGCTGGTTTGTGCCAGCAAAAGAAATAAAAAAATTTAGCCATGAGAATAACGATGAAGCGTGAGTATGTTTTAAAAAGCGCACAATCATTGATTGCTGGGGAAAGGCATGAAGAATATGGCAATGCGCTGGATAATTTTGAGCGCATATGTGCGGGTTGGGAGGTGATTTTTGGGTGTGAAGTCAAACCCTATCAAGTGGCATTAGCAATGGATTGGGTAAAAACATCCAGGCTTGTGCAAACACCTGACTCGCATGATGGCTGGATTGATAAAGCAGGCTATGCTGCATTGGGTGGAGAAGTGTCTGATGAAGAAGCAGAGTAAAAAAATGTCATTGGCTGAAGCATTCACAAATGCTGTTATTGGTTTAGTTGTGTCCTGGCTTTTTACTTATTTTATGCTGCCACTTTTTGGGCTGCAACCCAACGCACATATCGCGCTTTGGATCACAGCCTGCTATTTTGCCCTCTCAACAATTAGAAGCTATTT